CCGAGAAGTGGCGTCAGCGCTGCGGGTTTCGACGGTGTCCCCCCAGTTCCAGATCGACGTACGACAGGTGGCGCTATCTCTCGGCGCCCGTGCAGTGGCCAAGGGGAACGCTAGGTTCTATCGGGGTCTCCAACGCAGAGTCATGGACGGCAAGGGGTAACGTGCCAAGCGCGCTCGATGTCGAAGCGAAGCTACTCGAGGCCATGGACATCGAGGCTGACCGCCTCCTCAAGGCATCCCGGTCTGGGGCTCTGGACAAGGGCGACCGCATCAATCTGACGTTCTACCTTCGGGCCGTCTCCGAGGCTGCCAAGAACGAGGTCACCCGCATTGAGAAGCTGGATCCCGAGCACCTCAACGATGCCCTCCTGGAGCAGCTCATCGAGAAGGAGACGGCTCCTCGCCCAAGGAAGAGAGTTGACGGATGAGCTGGATGTCCAAGAAATGGCCATCATGGCGGCGATCGGCGGCATCGATCCCTCCGGAGTCATGGGTCGTTCCGATCATATACGACGCGCCGCCGGAACCCGTGGCCGTCGCCAGGCTGCCGTTCGTATATGTGCCCGAGTGCGAGGAGCAGGCGAAGCATGACGGGCGGACGATGTGCCTCCGCTGTGAGGAATGGATCGCGATTCTCGCCACCAGCAAAGACAATCAGCACGTCAGGGAGTGTGAGGACGAGGAGGAGGCCGCACGATTCCGGTCGCGCTCTTTCGTGGCGCCGAATCAGAGCGGCCTTGGCGCCGTCAACGGTCCTGTCATGAGCACATGGAAGGCCCCGCGTCGGTGATTGACATCGTGGAAGGGAACGAGGGTAACGAGCCAGCGTTCGAGTTCGGCATCCGTCCCGGCGTTCCTGCCGACCTGGACTTCATCGCCGACAGCTGGCGACGCTCCTACGACGACGCTCCAAACACCCGCTGTCCCGGGGGTCTGCCCGAGTACATCTCGACCCAGCGGCAGGTCATCGAGCAATGCTTGCGGACCAGCTCGGTCCTGGTGGCATATCCGCGGGCTCCCGAGCACGAGCCGAATCAGATCCTGGGCTGGATCTGCTTCCGCCAAACTCGCTCACTGACCGTCTTGCACTACGTCTACGTCAAGCCTTTCTGGCGCAACAAGCGAGAGCACGTCGGGACAGCGCTGTTGCAAGCCGCCATGGTGATGCCATTCGAGGGCACCATCGAAGGAACGGTCTTCTACACGCACATCCCGAACATCGACAAGCCGGTGAAGGCGCTGCACGACAAGGCCGCCAGCATGGGCCTCGTCCTGCGCTACAACCCCGCCCTCATCTTCGCCCCGGAGGTCAAACCATGACGGTAGACGGCCGGCGCAAGGGCCGCCGTCGGCAGGGGTATGAGAGATTCCCTTCCCGCTATCGGAATGAACTGGTCGTCTACGCACACGCCTGCTGTGGCGGCCGGGTGATCCATGAGAAGAAGCGCGGGAACGTCTACCGCTGCCGCAAGTGCGGCGAGGTCGTGGTCTAATCGGAGGATGGAATGAGACTGAGAATGAAGCTGGCCCGCTTGACGCTCCCCAAGCCCATGCACGTAGGGGCCATCGGAGCCATGGTCGAGCACATCGACCCCGCCACCCGCCACGTCGGCACTGAGATCATCTACGACCCGTCCAGTGGGGTGACGTCCATCTTCAAGGGCGACAAGGTGTCCATCCTGCTCCCCAGCGGTGCCATGGGGGACGTGGCAGACGTCCAGGACGAGGAGAGCCCCGATGGCGATGCAGCTGCCGGCGGTCCTGCTCCGGCGCCTCGCCGCCGAGGCCGACCGCCGAAAGTCACGCCGCCGGTTCCAGCCTGAGGAGGTCTGCCGGCGCGGCAATCGGCTCGCCTCCCAGCAACTGGCGTTCATCCAGGACCGTGCCCGCTGGAAGATAGCCTGCTGCTCCCGCCGGGCCGGGAAGACCCACGCCTGCGCCATCCTGCTGCTGACCTACGCCCTCGAGGTCCCCGAGTCCCTCTGCCTCTACGTCACCCTGACCCGCCTCTCGGGCAAGCGCATCGTATGGCGGCGGCTGCTGAAGCTCAACCGGGAGTACGGCCTTGGGGGTAAGCCCGACCGCTCCGAGCTGACGCTAGAGCTGCCCAACGGCAGCGAAATCCGCATCATGGGCGCCAAGGACGACGCCGAGGTCGACAAGATTCGCGGCATCGACCCGGCCCCGAGGCTGGTGGTCATTGACGAGGCCCAGGCGTTCCGGCCCTACGTCCAGGAGTTGGTTGAAGACGCCTTGGAACCGATGCTCATCGAGACCAAGGGGACCATGGTCCTCATCGGAACGCCCGGGAAGGTGAGATCGGGCTACTTCTACGACGCCTGCGCCGCAGCGCCTCCCGAGATGATGGAGCGCCTCAACGTCTCGCCGCCCATGAACGACAACGCGGGCGATGAGGAGGATTCGGGGACGATTGCTCGAGCATGGTCGGTCCACCACTGGACCATCGCCGACAACCCCTTCATCGACGACGTGGAGGACGAGCTCGCCGCCATCCGCAAGCGCAAGCGGTGGACGAAGGACGCTCCCACCTACCAGCGGGAGTACCTCGGCCGCTGGGTCGCCGAGCATGACGCCCTCGTCTACAAATACGACCAGGAGCGCAACGGCTACGTGAGCCTGCCGGACGTCTCGGGCCTCGAGTGGCACTGCATCCTGATGGTGGACCAGGGCTACTGGGACGCCGACGCCATCGGGGCCCTGTGGTTCCGCAAGGGCCACCCGGGCGTCTGGCTGGAGGAGGTCCACCACGAGCGGAAGGCCAGCGGTGGGGACTTGGTGGAGGCCGCCCGAGCCGCATGGCTGGCCCGCAAGGGTCGGTGCATCCGCCTGGGCTGGGATGAGGGTGGGGGTGGAACGAAGACAGCCGAGGACGCTCGCCGGCTGGGGCTGCCGGTTGAGCCTGCGGAGAAGGCGGGCAAGGTGGCGGGCATCGAGCAGACGAACACGGCCCTGCTCTCGGCCTGTCTCAAGGTGCCGGCCAACGGCCATGCTGCGGCCGACGCCGCCCGGGTGACGTGGGATCCCAAGGCCAGGGGCGTGAAGCTGTCCGAGCGGTATCACACCGATATCTGGGACTGCGTCAATTACGGACTACGCTGGCTGGTGGGGCTCGTCCCGCTGAACCAGCCCGCCGAGCTGCCCAAGCCGGTGGATGATTTCGAGGCCAGGCGGCAGGAGGCAGCGGCCCGCGCCGTCGCTCGCCAGAAGTCCGCCGGGGCCAAGAAGGACTGGGTCAGCCGGGCTCTCGGTAGGCGCTGAGCCACCGGCGGCTAAGGCATGGACCCTGCTCTCCTCGGCGCCAGCCTCGCCGCGCTGCCCACGCTGGGTGCCTTGCTGGTCGTGGGTGGCATCCGCCGCCACCAGAAGCGGGCGCGCGTCCGCAAGGCCATGCAGGCCATCGACGTCCCAGGCAGCCGGCGGGACTTGGCACTGATCCTGGCCATGGGCGGCGACCCGCAGAAGCACCGAATCGAGCCGGTGCTGAAGCCCTGGAAGGGTCTGCGGCTGGTGGACGATGACGGCAAGCCCTTCAGGTCCATGACCGAGAAGCAACTCCGCTCCCCAGTTATGCGGGCGAAGTTCAAAGAGGCCCAGCGGCGCACCGGCCTGGTCATCGAGGGAACGTGACCCGCGACGAGGCCGATACGATCCTCTACGTCGTCGATCAGCTGCGTGAGCGCGGAGCTACCGCCGTCGACGTCGCAGGCGTCCGGGCAGCGTTCGTCCAGAAGCCCACCGAGCGCGAGCCCCGGCGAGAGAAGACGTTCCATGAGCGGCTGTTCCGGCACCTGCCCAAGGACCCGGCCACGCCCACCCGGCAGGAGCGGCTCAAGCGAAAGGTCGAAGCGTGAGCTTCAAACATCACCCGCCGCTGACGCCGTTCTATCTGAAGAACGAGAGCCCCGAGATGCGGGAGCGCCGCGAGCGCTATGAGCGGGTCGTGGCCGCCCTGCGCAAGCTGCCGCCTGACTCCCCGGCCGAGAAGGCATTCGTTGCCGAAGTGGCGAAGGAGACGCGTCGGCTAGAGTCCAAGCGCAAGGCGAGGCAATCGTGAAGCCCCTCAAGGCCAAAAAGCAGCCGGCCCAGCCAGTCGACGCCAACACCGATGACGGCTACGCCGATACCTCCTGGTCCCGCGAGACAGACCCGCAGCGAGCAGGAGAGAAGGCCCTGGCCCTGGCCCGCGCCATCGAGGAAGACCAGCGCCCCCGTCGCAATCGCAATCTCGACTACGCCCAGCTCTACGCCAACCAGAACCTCACCAGCCTCTACGACATGGGCATCAGCACCGGTCTCCAGGCCGGCGGCGTCTACCTCTCGGTGAATGTCACCGAGTCGTGCATCAACACCCTGGCGGCCAAGGTCACCCGCACCCGGATCCGACCGGTGGTGCAGACCGAGCGAGGGAAGCGCAGCCAGCGGCGACAGGCCGAGGGCATGACGCAGTTCATCGACGGGTGTTTCTTCGGCTCCGAGCTGCACGAGGGCGAGGGGGAGCAGATTTTCGTCGACGGCGGGTGTTTCGGCACCGGCGTGGCCTTCACCGGCCCGTCCCCCGAAGACGAGGTGCTGACCGAGCGGGTCTTGCCCGATGAGATGCTGGTGGACGACACCGCCGCCATCTACGGCCGGCGCTATTGGCGGGAGGCGTGCCGCAAGAAGTGGGTGCACCAAGAGCTCCTGATGGAGATGCCCGATGGCAAGGGCGGGAAGTTCGGAGACAGCAAGGAAGCCCGCTATGCCATCCGCAAGGCTGCCAGTGAGCGCATGCCGGGCGAGGGCTACCGGGCGAGCACGTCCCGCATGGTCCCGGTCTACTCATGGTGGCGGACGCCCACTCGGAGGCCCGGTAAGGGTCAGTCGGGCGACGGTGTGCAGCTAGTCGTCATCGATGGCATGACGCTCCTTCGCAAGGAGTGGCGCCGCACCCGGCTGCCCTTCGACTGGTTCATCTTCCAGCGCAAGACCACGGGCATCTGGGGCCGGGGGCTGGCTGAGCAGCTGGTGCCGATTCAGCTCAAGATCAACGACATCATTGACCTGATTGACGACGGGCAGGAGGCCGCGGTGCCGCGGACCTTCTACCAGTCGCAGGCCATCAACCCCGACGACTTCGACAACGAGCTCGGGCGCCTCATCGAGACAACCGGGCCTCCAGGAGAGGCCGTGTTCTTCCACCCTGGTCTCGGGGCCTCCGAGGAGATGTACAAGGACCTCGAGAACTGGATTCGCCGGGCATACGAGGTCACGGGCATCTCGATGCTGTCCGCCA